TGTCCATGCCGTATGTCGGATACTGATTTGTTGCCATTGATTAACCTCCTTGCGGTAACCCCATCATTAGATTCATTTCCTCGCCTGGCGGAAGCGGTCGTCCCATTAGCTGGGCGAATAGCGCCGGGTCCGCGTCTGGCGGCAAGCCTAAGTTCTCTGGTTCCATTTGCCCTTGCATTACGGGCGGCACCCCAGGACCCAACATGTTCGGCGGTTGGATCGGGGGCGGTGGTCCCATTGGCGGCATACCTGGTGGCATGGGTGGCATTGGCTGCCCAGCCAACTGTCCGTCAATTGTCTGCGGGGGTGGACCAAACATTTTCTCAGCCACCTGTTCCAGCGGCGTGCCCTTGATAATATTCTTCCACGTCTTCGGATAGCGCTCCATTAACTTGACGAGCTTCAGGTTGGGACCGAGCTCTTCGCCGTTCAGTAACTGCTCTGTCCAGATTCGGTCCTGTTCGTCGACAGGCATGGGCATATTGACCCACTTGTCCCACAAGGTTTGGTTGCTCATGCGCCCAGACTCAGCCATGCGCAGCCCGAAGGTCATGCGCTGGATATCGTCCTGCGGCAGATTCGGTCGCAGGGTGACCAGGTTCTCGTAGTAACCATTCATGTCCTTGCCGTACAGACATAGCTTGTACAGCTTGCTATTACGAGAGTCCTTGCCCCAGATATCCACGCCGTCGCCGTCTTCGTCGAACTGTTCGATTAGACCCATGACCGCTTCGTTTACCTGCATGACTGCCATTTCAAGATATTCAAGAGGCGACTTAATTCTCCCCTTGGCTGCGTCGCTGAGTAGCGAAACTCCGTAGCCGGCTTGCATGGAGCCAGCCTGACCATAGAGCACGCTTGGAAATGTCGACTGCTGAATGCCCTGGTCGACCTTGGCTAGCATGGACTCAATGACACCAAGGTTTACCTGCGGCATTACCTGATTAATCCGGGTGCCAGCCGGGACGTTTTCCGTGGCGCCAGGGCGAACCTTGATATCACCGATCTCGTTGCCCTGCTCATTTTCGACAGTGAAGAAGGGCCAGGTTGCCCACAGCATACCCGTCGCTAGGTTGGACTGAAGGCGGCACTTGTATTGCCACTGTCCGTCCAGTGAGTGAAGGATCGACAGACCACGGTGGGACTCGTTCTTCGTCGGGGCGCCGTCGCCATAGACCTCGATAATCGGAATCTCCGTGTAGTTCGTCTTCTTCGGCTTCTTGGCGAACTCGTCCTCCACCACAATCGCATTCCAGATATCGCCAGCAACGTCGTCGCGCCACCAGAAGTCTACGACGCAGACCTCCTTGGTCTCACCTGTCGGGTTGTTGTCCTCGTCCTTCCAGATACTGAGCTTAGGATACCGCTGTCTCACGTTGACAATTTTGTCACGGTACTTGTGGTAGGCATACTCCGTATATAGTGGACCACGTTGGACACCGACATTGATCGGGTCGAGTGTGCGAATCAGAATAGGGAATCGCCGTTTCTTCATGGACTTGGGCAGCGCCTCCTTGATCCACTTCACCTCGAAGCAGGCTCGCCCGCGAACCAGGGAGTACCAGGCTGCGTCATACAGGACGTTGCGCCCCTGCAGCTTGGTGATTTGTTGCCACATGGCTGAGAGAAACTGCTCCTTGCTCTGAGCCAGCTTCTTCGCGTCCTCCGTCTCGTCGTGCGGAGGGCAGTCGATCCGTGGCTGGGTGGCAATCAAGCGCAGGGCGAGGTTGACAATGTCGTATGGGTCAGAGGTGATTACCTGCTCACGGCCGTCTTTCTTGATTGAGTCGTCAAGGCTACGGGTGAAGCCCGCGTCGAGCATCCACATTTTCTCCCAGCGGGCAGCCATTCCTACGTACTCGGCGCGGTCTGCCTCAGTGTTGCGGACCCGTTGTAAAATTCCTTCAGCGTCTAGTTTCATGGGTTTTGATCCAATAAAAAAAGCGGGAAGTGCGAACCCCACTATTACGGTAGGGTCCATACTTCCCGCTGAGACATATCCCGGCAGAGACTTGTTTGGTTAAAGCGTCGGCTTACGTTCGTTCCGGTGCTTGGGTTCGACAGTTCGTTCTTTCTTCAAGAACTTGTCGGAACCTGCTAACATTATAAGCTGCGCCTGCCGAAATGTCAATACCAATTGCTCCAACTCCTGTAGTCTACCAGTGATAGTTGTCACAATGGCACGCAGCTCGATTACCTCTTCCTCCATATTACTGCCCTCCCTACATGTAAGTACGAATCACCGTCTTGCGCTCGGCTTTCGGTCGCTCAATCGCCGCACCGAAGCGGTCGTAGCACCAGTACCCAAGCGCTTTGAAGCCGTCGTTGTTGGCGTCGATAGGGCGTGACGGCTTATTCATACCAGGTTTCCAGTCCGGCCACCGGTATAGTCCCGCTTCAGCGACAATCCCATTTGCCCGACCGTTATAATCACGATCTGAGCGCAGTTGGTAGTCGAATAGAATCAATGGTTGCTTAGCTTCAGGGTGAATCCGCAGTCTTTGTCGGACAACTTCGATACCCTGTGGGATACTGACAGCCCTCGACCGTAGGAAGATACCAGTCTCTTCCTTCCAGATCTGAACCTGTGATTTGTTCGCCTGACGTTGGGTGCCGGCAACGTCGATTACACCGCCGCGAACGTACTTGAACCATGGTCGATCTTTTACCAACGGGATAATGTCGTATGCTGTGATATCGTGCTCGTAGACCTCGTCAATCACGCGGACTTCGGTCAGTGGCATTCTCTCGCCGTTCAATTTGGTATACCATAATCCAGGAAGTGGGCGCCACTGGATAGCGAGGACAGCATACGTGTGTTGAGCTGGGTCGATTGCCAGCTCAACGGGAAGGGCAGGGTTAAAGCCGAGTATCTTTCTGTGTACTTTTGCGTCAAAGATCTTAAACACGAGCCCGCTGGGCTTGTACGGGACAGCAGCAACCTTCTGCAGAAAGACTTCAGGGGACAAGCCATTCTCTAGATCCTTGATCTTCTTGTCCTCACGGCCGCCAGGGAATTTGTTGTAGTTCGACCACGACGGTAAAGCAAAACTCACACCACCTTCTGGGTTCGGACCCTGCCACCGCTCCCACAAGTCGGCATACCACGGCTGTGTATCCTCCAATGTACCGGTCAGCCAGATACGAGCACCGTGCTCAAGGGCGCGCTCTTGCAGTTTCTCGTAAGAACTGTACGGCTGCTGACCCATTTCAATGCCGGCGAGCGCATGTGGGGCGAAGCTGGCGAGAGTAGTCAAGTCTTGGCTCGACTTCGTCTGCACACGACAGCCCCAATTGGTCACGAAGAAGCGGCTGCCCTTCTCCGGTATGCCGTCGTCAGCGATCCACCCTAGCGCTTTCAGTGGAGTATACATATAGTCGAACTCGCCCTTGGCTTGCTCGTAGTCTGGACCCACAAGCCAGATTAATCCGTTAGTCTTGAACACTTGCTTCAACAGTTCCATGGCTAGGAAGTTTGATTTACCGCCACGGACACCGCCAGACACGATAATCATGCGGGCTAAACAGTCGTGAATCTCCTGCTGTCCGCGACTTGTTGTCCGCAGCGAGCCGTCGAGATCGTAAATGGGCCACTCACCCGTTGTCGGAGTGTACCCCGCTTCCGCCCACAGCAGGCGCAGCATTCTTTCCTTTGTTACTTCGTCGAACTCTCCGACCATTCTTCTTGCCCTTGCCCTTCTTCTTCTCCACTTCCACGACTTCTACGACTTCCACTTCCTCGACTACCTCTGGGACCTCGACCACTTCCTCAAACTCCGCAATCTCAGTGACCCAGACGGGCTCCACCTTGGCAAATCTATCGCGCTTCACAGTGTTTCTCATGACATTTACCTCCCCATTAACTTGTCTAACATTTCAGCCAACAGCGCCATACCCCACAGAATGAGTATGGGCGACACGATTATGATCAATCCGTAGATAGTTTTCATGTTACTCCTTGCACACCAACGAGATAGACTCGCTCAGCTTCACCGCCTCGCCGCCGCCAGTCATAAAGGAACACAGTCGACGAATGGCGTCCAGCTCAGAGTCACCGAATGCTACAGCGTCAGGCACTCTTGCCCCAGCAAGCCAGGCAATAGCAGAGCCGTCACTCAGCGATTCGACTTCAAAGGTTATCTTCTTGCTCATGACTCATATTCCTCTTGCGCACTATACGGTTTAGGCAACGGCATGTGAGCAATCACCTTGCATTCAACCTCGGACCCACGGGATACCGACTCGCGGTGATACCAACGACCATGCGAAGCCTTGTTGAACCACGCCTGATATACAACGAGACCGCCGTCTTCGTGTAAGACTGTTACCAAGTACCAGCCGTGCGCGTCGTCTGGGTTGTCCCCAGGAATCCAATTCTGTTCAAGCGCCGTACTATCACTCATGATTACTCCAATCCTCCAGTGGTAACTCAATAGGACGCGCGCCATGAGGCGATAAGTGAGCCAGTAGTCCAAACACACCAGCCCCATGGCAATCTCTCAACCTTGCCCTTCCTGTGGGTCCAATTTATCCGCTGTATGGTTCAGGAAACGGGAAGTGTGCAATCACCCTGTAATCGTCGCTAACGAATGACCCTGAGCCTGGGTGGTGCTGCCATAGATCCTTGCAGCCCCGGTTGAAGCAAGCTCTAAACACAACGCGAAGACCTTCGACGTTTTCAACCGTCACCAAGAACCAGCCGTGATCTTCAGTCGGACTGTCGCCAGGAATCCACTTCGTGTCAGGCTCAGACTTCTCGACGTACATTGTGCCGGGTTGCAGGTCGCGGCGCACCTTAATCAGCAGCTCACCGACAGCCGTCGCTATGTACATGACAACGTCTTTGTCTTCATAACGATAGGATACGAGCTCCTCTCTCCAGAAGCGAATTTTCACAGACTCGCTACACACCAGCAGGTCTGGCGACTTACCACTCTGCTCGTAGTAAGCGAGAGCCAGCTTGTTGACCAGGTCATAGATTCTGCTCCGGCGAAGTTCCTTGTTGAAGCCCTCAGTATTCAGGTTAAAGTTCATGGTTGGTTCCCTCATTTCTATTATCCTGCCTTCTATATCTAATGGACTGCGGAGAAGGGTTGTTATTTTTCCCACTTTGCTACCCCCTTCATGGAGCCAAAATATCTGGAAGTGTACCTTGTTATGTGTTGTGTTATGTTGTTATCTGATCTAGTCCCTTGTATTGTTATCTATTCTATTATGTTGTTATGTTATGTGTTGTCTTCTGTTCTTTTGCTATCTGTTCTGTTCTATTGTTCTCTCACCCCCTTCCTTATCTTATCTGTTCTTCTCTTGTCTCTCTCACCTTACTTGGAACTACCCTATCGCTCTGCCTCGTCTTCCCCTGCTGCGCCCTTGCTCTCCTTCCACCAACGCCACAGTGCAACCACTACCGCCCTCACCATGTTCTTGTCGAATGCCATGTAGTAACTGCCGTCAATGCACACCGACCACCCTGACTTGTTATCTATCCCGAACCCTGAGTCGTACTCTAATCTGAATCTTTGCACCGTCTCACTCCTGTATTCCTATCACTATGCGCAACGAAATAGCTATAAACAATTTAATGTTGTTTAGCTCTATGTGCCAAGCTGCCGGCAGCCATGTCACTATTCTTTCACCCGCATTGCCTGCTCGATTCTCTCGAACTCGTCCTCGTCCATGCTGCCCAGCCGTTCAATCAGACTCTCCAGCTTACCACTCGCAGTGATACTTCGCTGAACAGGTGCGCCGATCTGGTAACTCACCACGAACTGCGCAATCGACAGCACCAACTTGGGGGACTTGTACTCTCGCGCCCAACCGATTGCCTCTTTCAACAGCAACTCCAGTTCAGTCGGAGGCAGCGCCTTGTCCATTGCCGAGATAATCGCCCGTTCGTCAGCACGTTTGGAGCGCCCCATTTTACTTCCTGGCGCAAACCTGCCCATTTTGTCGCGAACTGCGGGGTCCCCCCCGTTTTCGGCGACGGTTACTGGTTGAGAGTAGACATTCTCCGTACCAACAGTCGTAACTTCTGCGTCAATCACCGTTGTCTGCTGCGTCATTGTTCACCACCTTTTCCAACAGATCCGAATCACGAATCAACGTCACCAAGTCTTCCAATCGGAGCACTGCCAGGTATTGCCTTGTGCCCTTCGTATGAATGACGGCTAGCGGAATCTTGCCTGCTTCCCCGTTCGCCTTGGCTTGTGCAAGGGCATTGACGACGAAGACTGGGGGCTTGCTGGTATGCTTAACCTCAATGGCTAATCGCTCGTGCTTCACGTCATTCGTGGGTAAGCCTGTCACTCCAATTCGTGTGCCTCCTACTATCGCTGCTACCTTCTTCTCTGCTACCTTCCATGCTTTCACTTATCGCTCTCCCCTTCCTTCAATGTGGTGAATGTGGTGAATGTCGATCTTCACTTTCACCACTTCGCAAAACCAAATCTCATGTGTGTATCGCACTATCCGTTAACCAATGTGGTGAATGTGGTGAATGTGGTGAAGGTCAAACCCCGGTCAAAACATACGCGATACATAAAAAAAATTGGTTATTAATACAACATACCAGTTTTTTTTTTGACATTTCTCACACACGGACGGGGTAAAACATTCACCACATTCACCACATTCACCACTATATCATTTCGTAAAACCAAATCACAGGTGTATTTCGTACTATCAGTGCCGAGAAAATGTGGTGAATGTGGTTTTGACATTCACCACATTCACCACGTTACTTTTGCCACCCCGTAACTCGGTGTTCGCACGGTAACGTATCGCTCATGGCTTGGCTTGTCAGCTTGATACCTTCGGCATGGGCTTGCGCATACAGTTCCACCATGTCCTCGTCGCTGACGATCTTCCCAACATAGGACTGCCAGTCAACTGCATGTGCCTGCGGCGGCTGACCCTTCCCCTTCGTCATGATTGGTAGCCCGTCCACGTTGTACTGGTTGAGCAACCACCCTGCGGCAGCGACCACACCGTCAGCGTTAGGACCGTCCACGTACACGTCGCACCCAACCCAGGCGCCGTTGATAATCGTGTACATTTCATTGAGCACCACACCGTCGTCCTTCATTCGGGTCCACAGCCAGCGCTTGTAGGAATCGAAGTCGGCTGTGCGCTGGTAGAGTGGAGTCTCAGGCTTGATAACATAATGGTAGTGACCGGTGTCAGGCGCTGCGCCACACACAATCTTACCTACCTTGTTCGCCTTGCCGTCAGCCCCGGTGACATACCACTTGTCGTCAGAGGGGAGAGCATGAAGCGTTAAGCCAGCGTTGATACAGCGCCACTGCAACTCGTCGAGCTCTGTGTCGGTCACGATAGCGCCGGCAAAGTCGGTCAAGGCTGAGGTCCGTGGGTCCAGGGTTAGCTCCTCGTCAAGCATTTGCCACGAAGCATTGAAGTCATCGGCTGTCTCGGCAACGTCAAGGTGCTCGTGACATTCGGTCTGATTTTCCAACTCTGAAAATTCAGACCCATTTTTTAGAACTTTTTTCAACTCTGAAAATTCTTCTAAAATTTCCTTCGCCCTTGGTTGGCTCACCGCGTCGCTAGCTCTGAGGTCGGCAGGGATATCTCCGACGACATTCCAACCCTCGGCTGCCCGGCTAAACTTCAGCGCTTCAATCACGTCGAACTTGATAGGCTTTATCATTTCCACTAGGGCATAGAACTCACCAGTCTGTTCGCCTAGCACCTTCAGTCTGTCGCCGTCGACCGTGAGGTTGACACCAATCTTCTGCGCCCAGTTAATTACATACGTCGCATTCGTCATAGTATTTGCTCCACAATCGTCGGCACCGCATTGCCGCTAACCTTCTTCGCATCCTGACGGTGATCCTCAAGCTTGTACATCTTCTCGCCGCGCAGTATCCGGGTGTATACAATCTTGAAGTCCTGGTATACCCGACCCTTCGCTGCGTCGAGCAGGCGACCAAGTTGCTGGGCTCGACCACGTTGCTTGTTCGACGTGAGCTTGGCACTGAGCAGGTTCTTGTATTGACCAGTCTCATTCTCGCTATCAGTGTCGCTGACACTAGCCAGCTTGAACAGTGATTGACTGAGCCCAATCTCCTTATCGCCGTGACATTTCCACCACTCCACCACGAAGTCACCCATCTCATCGGACTCGGTAACGGACTGCTTGAATAACTCGTTGTCATTCTCAAGGAACCCTGGCACACCAATCACCTGAAGGATTCCGCCCATGATACCAGCCCATGATTCATAGGAACCTTTGGCTCGACCTCGGTACAGTGGCTTGCCTGCCTCTATCCATGCCCGCACCAGCACGATCACAGCCGTGACTAGTTCGTCTCTGTTCTCTGCCACCCACTCCTTGATTCTCGGGTGACGGTAGTTGTTGGGGTCACGTAACTCTGGTCGCTCCAGGTTTGCATCCTGTCGAACCCATACCACACGACGTGCCGCCTCATCACTGAACTGTATGTTGTTGGCAGTCAGTGCCCATATCATTCTGTTTGGGATTGACACTTCAATGTTCATGCCGAGCAGGCGCTCGTTCAGAACTGGCTCGGTCCATGCGCTACACAGGACACCGCTGTCAATCTCGCGCTTGATATTATCGATAGCCATGTGGGTGGCGCCCGTCATTAGCTTGGAGACAAGGCGCTTGCGCCACTCATCGTCATCCAGTGTGTCGGTCATGACTGGCAGGTCGCCACCAAGAAAGATTCGAGCAGCGAGATTCATTAGCAGACTCTTACCTGTGCCACGGGTCGGCGCATCGAAAGCTGTCGGCGCCACTGGTCCATTAATCATCTCGCGAACGAATGGGTTAATGGTGTAGACCAACGTGTGTGCTCGACTCGCATCGTCACTGAAGGGGAAGTCACCGAATACCTCAACCAACAGCATGTTCTTTGCCCAAGCGATTCGCTCAGCGGTTGGCGTTGTGTCTCCGAGGTTCACACCACCCGTATAGTACAGCCCGGTCCCGGCGTCGTAGCCTGGTTCGCTGTGCAGTTCACCGTTGCGTCCGAACACTGGGGCGTTGACGATTGCACTCATTGAAGGGACACCGGGCCAGCTACCCATGTTGAACACTGCGATTGCTACGTCTTTGGGCGGAAAAACGGAGACCTCTTTGTATCCCTTCTCGGTTTCCACTGGCATGATCCAGTCAGCAGCCTCGCTTAGAATTTGTGGCAGCGCACCGGCTGGCATCTCTTGTAGCTTATGGTTTCCGTTCTCGTCGCAAGTCATGCGAGACAGGACACCGAGCTTCACATAAACGCGCGGTCGCCGCGGGCTCATGTGTACGAGACCAGCCAAGGCAGCCATTGCGTCGGCTGTCACCTCGTGAAGCTGACGATCGCCGACGATAATTGTGCGCTCAGTTCTGGCTGCAATTACCTCAGCCTTCTCTTGCTCCTTGCGCTCCAGCTTCTCTGCTTCAGCTCGCTCTTTGCGCAGGCGCTTGACCATAGCGATACATGCCTTGATAAACTGGTCAGCCTCGGTCTTAGTGAAGGTCGGGTCCGCCTTCATAATGGCATCCAGTACCCGACCGTGATACACCTTGTCCATTTCACCAATGCGTTCAGCCAGGCGCTCGACTTCCTCACGTCGGTTGTCTCCATCACGAATGGAGGCAAGGGCACTGAGTACGTTGTCATTATCGATCTCAGTGAGCGCAGTGAATGCCGCATCGTCTATCGTTATCTCTACCTTGCTGTCTGTTCCGTTGCTATTCATGCGCTCACCTATCTCCACATTCCCAAATGTTTCTTGGCTATTTCCCAAGACTTCTTACCGTCGCCGCCGCAGTACAGCACCATGAAGATCTTGTATGCGTCTCGTCCCTCTCGCTTGCCTTGCTCATCCATGTCGCTGTACAGTTCGTCATTGCCTGACCACATGACTGCCACTTCAGGCTGTGTCGTGGTCGGCGGGAAGACGGTCACACTCGGCACCCCTTCCTTACCAGGTCGAGACATACGGGTCAGCGCAACGGCGCCGCTCTTGTCCTTGTTCTGGTGGACTACTTGGTAGCCCTTCTTCTCCAGCAACTTGACACACCCGTACTTCGCATTGAAGGTGGCGCGTACCGTACCGAGTGAGGCGCACGTACCCTCGACCGAATCGAGTGCGTCATGTACGTCCTTGCCTGCCTCTCGCTGTTCCATCTGCCAGTCCATTACGACTGACTCGATCTCTGCGTAGTCCCACACCAGGTCGGGATTGTACTCTATGACCTGGACCATGGGGTCCCGGCCGCCCCAGCCTACCTTGCAGTTCCGCGTACCAGGTACACGGAGGAAGGAGGAAATGTCGGCTCGCCCAATATCACCACCATTCATTCGCACGAAGCCATGCTGTGTGTCCACCACGTCAGCCCGGTTGCTGTCATCCAGGTACAGCGTATCGCTCAGTACCCAGTAGCAATGATACCCGCCGCCGCTGTCAATGATAATGGTCGGAGCAAAGGCACAGCGTTCGATTGCTGCGTAGGCTCGGAGCTTGTAGAGACCCGGGTCCATGTAGAACGCCATCTCTTTCGCCATCTTGCGAGCAGTGCGTTGCTCCTGCTTACTCAGTGTGTCAATGTTCCCTGGCAGGTACGGTGCGTACTCGTCAGCCTCGACATAGTCCTTGCCGTCGTACTCGGTAATCAGGACGTTGAGGCACCCAATGTAGGCAGCCTGCTTTGCAATGAAGACGGGGTTAGTGTTGCCCGACTTGTTGTGCGGCGGCACCTGATACGACGGGTTGACTGACACGTACACATCACCCCCTGCCACAGAACGAAAGGCTTCGCGCCGTTGCTCGGAGTCATTCACGTCGAACCATGCCGACTCACCGGAGCGATTCGTTGGGCGCCAGAAGTGGGCGACGTTCCCACCCTTATGTAGAATGTCAAGCCAGGCACCCGTATTTAATAAGGGCTTGACATCCGCGTTAACCTGTGTCATAATGTAGTCATCCTATACACATTCTGCATCACACCTCTCGCCGATCCACTGGTAGCCGCCAGTGGATTTTGCTTTTCATAGCCCCTGTAACAAGGCATAAAAAAAGCACCCACCAATTCTTCAATGGGTGCGTGCTTATGGAAGATATATTCCAATGTAGTTTCAGACGGACTTGACACAGTCAAACCCATCAGGTACACTAAGCTATATAACTTCACTGTTGGTTCAGCCTGTCACAACTTAGCTAACAGTTTTGCACTCCCACCAAAGAGTAAAAGTTAGAGGGGCGCTGACCACTGCACATGGTCCGGCGCCTTTCGTTATTTGGTTCCAGGCATTGGTAGCCCCTCCTGCGTTATGTCTTCGGCAAGACGCAGGGCGCCTCGCAGGAGTAGCTTGGACCGACTGATCCCTAGAGCTTTGGCGTGGGCATTTATGACGGGCAGTTCCTCAAGCGGTATCCACAGTGTGATTAATTCCTTGCCGTTCTTCACTGTGCTTTTGTCTGACACTTCTGTTTGTTCCATCTCGCCGTTAGACCTCTGACATTATATCGCCGTTGCCTGAAAGTGTAACACGGATTAGTGTAGGCTGCAAAGAGAACCCTTAAATTCTACCACCTCCACCGTAAGCGCACCAGGCTTCGCGCTCCCTCGTCCGTTATATAATAGTATAGCACACATGTGCGTCAATGTCAATAGGTTTACCCACCATTATGCGTTACAAGTCTTGACTATCGACGCATAATGTGATATACTCAAATGGCAATTGACAGCATATTGAAAGGAAGATTCTATGACAGGGGATACAGTTCGTATAAATCTTACGGTAGCCAGTGACGTACCAGATAAGTTACTGGCTCTGGCTGGCAGCCAACGGCGCATGGGTGAGTGGTTGACCGACACGATTCGCCAGATATATAAGGAGCGAACCGAGGTAGACAACATGCACCCGGACGTGGCTGCTGTGCAGAAAGGCTTCGACGCAATGATCGAGAAGCTCAACGACATCTTCACCAACGTGGAGTTAATGCGAGAGCTACAGTCGTATAAGGATAGCAAGGACGGAGGCAATCATGGGGTTCAGTAAAGTCAGCGAGAAAGAATATCCTGCCCGGCAGTGGGCGTTGGTCGGCTACCCGGGTGACGGCAAGTCAACCTTCGCCGCCCGTATGCGTGGCGACGTCCTGGTTATCGACGCCGACCATCGTATCAATGAGGTTGTGCGGCAGCATGGGCTGAGCAATGTGTTCCGGTTGTCCAACGTAGCCAAGGATAACTCAGACCCTCGGCGTATCGCTACCATCCTGACGGAGAACATGCCAAGCTCAAGCGTTAAGACGGTGGTCATCGACAGCCTGACTGCTATCATCGCCCCACTTGTGTCGGCTGCCATGCTTACCAACCAGACGAGCGAGGTCAAGAATAAGGTGGCGAGCTTTGGTGACAAGGCGCTGACCATGCGTATGATCCAGGACGCCATCACGTCATGGGGTGTGGATACCCTGTGGATCTATCACCTTCGTGATACTCGTGACGCACAGGCTCGCGCGATTACCGCGACCTCAATCACTCCCGTCGAGCTGGCTCGCCTGCGCCGATCGCTCAACATGCAACTGACCCTGGTAACCAATGGGACCAAGCGTGGTATGCGGGTTGACTGGGCACGGTGTGGGCGCAGTGGCATTACCTTGTGGGACGATAGTGGGTCATGGCTCAACATGCCTGAGAAGATTGAGGAGGCAGTGTATAGTGGCTTGTCTGCTGCTGACATGGCGTGCATTGCTAGGTCTATGCCAACGTCGTTCGCTGGACCAGAGGACGCTGTCGCTTGGGGTCTTGAGCAGGGCTGCTTCCGTGACGCCGTCCATGTGAAGAATGCCTATGATAAGTTGAAGGCTGAGAAGAAGCCGACCAGTGCGCAGGGAATGTGGGACGTGTGGATTGAGGACGTGATTCGGCGGAGGGAACAGCGACCGGCCGTCGTGGAAGAAACAATCTGAATTAAAAAGAGGAGACAACTGTGGTGGGCGAACCAGTTGTCTCCTCTTTATTTCTTAGCCCATTGCTTCTTGCGGTTGGCTAAGATAGCTGCCTTCCTCTTTACCTGCCTCTCTGCTCCTTCGATACCATTACCGATTAGGTTAAGCTTCTCTTCCTTCACGTATGGCACAATGCTCTCCGTCGTTGGCGGTCTCCACGGGTCCGGCATAACACCGTGTCGTGGCACCAGCTTTATCAGGGAGGGCTGACATTTGTCCAGCTCAGCCTGTAGTACTGGGTGCTCCCGACCTTTGCGGTCGTACTTGCTGGGCACCAGGACAATCACCTTGTCGCCCTCATGCCTGAACCCGCAGCCCATGTAGAGGCAGTTCGCATAAAGTGTGTTCGCCATCTTCTCAAACTTTGTCATTGCAATACTCCTGTGTTCCATAGAATCTCCACTATCTCTGACCAGTTATCACGCAGAGCGATAAGCTCCTTGCGCTGTTCCGCCTCCTCCTTCACTACCTGTCGGTATACACGTTCGTCTCGAAGATCAACCACGGCTGATCTTACCAGCTCGACAATGACCGAGGGTTGCAGTGCATCGAGCTCCCACGATTCGTCACCGAATAGCTCGGCGTATCCAGCGAAGCGAGTGTCTGTCTCCTTCGCTGGGTTGGGCGGGGGATTGTACTTGTTAATCTGATCCATGTTTAATGCCAGGCGCCGAACATCTACGCCGCCCATGAACATAGCCAGCCGCTCGCGATTATCTCTGGTCATGTCTAGCCCACTGCTATCGTGATCACCGAGGTGCAGTATGACGGGGGTCTGACCGTTGTCTATGTATTTCTTGAATCGCATGGCTGCGCGCCACTGTTCCGACTGAGAGTTGTATCCACGGCAGGCGAAGTATGCAACGTCCAGCTCTTCGCATATATCAGCAATGACGCCAGTGAGTGCATCCTTCTCTATCCACACTTCCGGTCTGTACTTCTGACCCTGCCACCGATCGACGGTGAACCCACGAACGGTAGCATCGAGAATGTCGGCTGGGTTATCCCAATGGGTATTGCTCTCCAGGTTGCGCCCTCTGTCCTCAATCGCCTCCCAGTCAATGAGCCCAGCCAGGCGAGCGTCGTTCACCGTGTCACCTAATCTCTTGTAGCTCTGCACGTTATTATCTATGTAGTCTCTCGATACCATCTGGTAGTAGAGCTGGCGCAGTGTGAGAGTGAACCCTTGCTCCTGATACTCCTCGATAACCTGGTTACAAATGTCAATAATCTCTGAGCGTTCCCGTCTAAAATTCTTTTCGATATATGCAATCTTAGCCATGCTATACCATCCCTTCATTGGCGACCTTCGCCCGTTCAACATAACGACGAGGCATGGACAACGACGACCAGCCCCCTGCTTCTTGCAACCGAAACACATCCACCTTGCCTGCCCACTTGGTTGCCCAGTAATGCCGACAGTCATGGGCACTCAGCCCGTCTAGCCCGATCCGAGTACCTAGTTCCTTGACCCGGTTGGTAATTGCAATCTCTCCCATGCCTGCCCCGTCGAGCTTGCCACCCTTCCGACTACCACGCAGCAGAGGACCAAGCGCTGGGACATCACCACTGTTGAACCAAGCATGTAGCGCACGGAGGGTATCGGCGCTCAGCTTGTGGTTCTGTTCCATATCAACCTTGGGTCGGTCGAAGCGCATCATGCCGGCAGCCAGGTCAACGTCGGATACATTTAGATTAGCCAGCTCACCGGCTCGCAGCCCGTGGTCCAACAGTAGACACATCAGCAATCGGTCGCGTCGCCCCTGCGGTGTGTCCGGCTGGTCCTTCATTAACTTAGCCTGCTCATCGCTGATTGATACGTGCTGCGCTTTCTTGTTACCGCGACGGTTCGTTGATCGGCGTTCGTCGGCGACCTTCGCCTCGCGCCCGGCATACCCCCGCACGTCCTTGACTCGCAGATACTCGTCGACCGACACGGCGCCAGCCTGCTTAGCCAGACCAACATAGACCTTGACGGTTGACAGTGCGTGATTGATTGTAGCAACGGCATACCCACTGTTGAACTGCCACTTCACGAAGCCAGCCACCATGCCCCATGTAATGCCAGCCCAGTCCCACGCCTCAGTCATCAAGCCTTCTGCGCTACGGTTCACACCGATCTCTTGCAGGTACACAGCGAAGGCTCGGAGGTCCGTGCGCTGGGCATCGAGTGTATTCTTCGGGTGCCGACTGGCATAGTCATTGAACACATGAGCAGAAGCCACCGCACTGGCAATCACCCCTGCCTCTTCCATGTCACCAGCGACTAGCCACTTCACCTTGCTCACATTCTGTAGTTCTGTCATAACTCTCCACCTTATATATATAGTGCTTCCGACAGTTGTTTAGTGCTATCAATAGTATAATTCAAAACTCGTTGACTGAATGTAATAGCTCTTACATTCGACAAGGCACAACCGGGATATAATAGGAACAGCAAGGCAGTAACGGAAACAATAACAGAAAGGGTGGCGAATGAAGAAACTCTTCTACAGCCCCGAAGAGTTAGCAGAATTGTTGAGCTTATCAGTAGACGTTATTTATGATATGCTTCGGTCTGGTGAACTACAAGGGCGAAAGTGGAAACGTGCGTGGCGAGTGACGCACGAAGAGGTTGAGAGATACCAAGCAGAAGGACCAGCTACAGCAGACGATTCTAGTACGCAGTAATCGGTATAGGATAGAGGCTGAAACTCTACCCCATACCTAACCAAACAACCCAGGTGTGCCCAGGGTTGAAAGGCTAGTGACATTGTATCACGGCTTTTCTCTGAAACACACCTGACGATCGGTGTGTTTTTTTTATTGGACTAACGAGGAACGACATGAACATTCGACAACGACGAGAAGTACTGGACGCCATCAAAGAGTTTAGAGCAGAGGTCGACGAGGGTGGTGTGACTCAGGTTGGTGAAGCGCTGGATAAGGTAATGGGGAAGGCGCAAGAGGCGGGGTTGACGGACGAGCAGTTACGAAAGCTGCAGGAAGAAGGCAAGCTGTGAGCATGAAAGATATCAAGCACATGGACTGGGGTAAGTTCCTGGAGAACGTCGACGAGATTCGTGTCGCCGTAGCCAGTGGAACGGTCAGCCGAGAAGAGGTGATTGAGGTCGGAGCCAAGGCTCTGGATAAGTTCACGGAAGAAGTTGCGACTCAATCAGCGTAGTTGTGTAGCAGGGGTGACAGGAATGAGACACACGATTGTATTAACGGTAGCACTGCTTGCCCTGCTACCCACCGTGGTTACTGGTCAGAGTAGACGGGTGGTCGAAATGGGAATCACGGCACCGGAAATGGCACAGTACTTTCAAGCTAATGCTGGCGCTAGTGACATCGCAAGAGTAGACCACCCGAATGATATCGGTTTGATCAGCGGCATTACAGTCGGACGTAAAATGGCAATCTTCAAATCGGCAGCACAGATTCAACAGTTCTTAGCCAGCAACCCAGGTGCCCTAGATATTGTCGGCTACAACCTGGAAGCCGGGCAGACACATGACGCCGCTGAGCTTGCTAACCCAGTCGCTGCTGCTAAGAACGTCCGAGCAATCGCTAGCCAGTACGGTAAGCAAGTGGCGATTGGACTCACTCGTGACCTGACCCTGCGATACGGTGCAGCCATGGCGCCCTATGCGGATATCTGGGTGCTCCAGATTCAGAAGGCGCAGAATGACCCAGCGCTGGCGGCAGGGTTTGTCAATCAAATGGTGCCGGCGTTGCGCAAGGCGAACCAGTCCATCGAGATCTTCGTGCAGATTCGTACCGACAGCAGCCCGGCCGCACTCGCCAGCCTGGTCAACGGTCTTAGTGGTGTGCATGTTTCTATCCTGACCCAGCGCAGTGACGTTCGTGAGGCAGTCGCCGTAGCCAGTGTCTTCTTCGGCGGCAAGGCGCAGGCCCAGACGGTTAACTTTCAGCCAGTCGCCATGCCTGGTGGGTCGCAGTACGGTATTCGTATCCCCAGCAAGATAGCTGGGTGTTATGCGCCAGTCGCCAGTAACCTGATTGGCAGCGACGAGGATCACCACACGAATCGTGGTAGCCCGACGCTCGCGTGGGACTGGTCAGCCAGTGTAGGTAGCCCGGTGTTCCCAATGTGTCCAGGGGTGGTGCGCCGAGCATCAAGTGCGAACGAAGGTGGTTACGGCTGGAACATTGTCATTGACCACAGCAATGGGTTAAGCACACTCTATGCCCACTGCAAGGAGAACAGCTTTCGTGTCAAGCCTGGTCAGCAGGTTGACGTGTGGACACCAATCTGCGTGGTTGGTCGAACAGGTATGACAAGCTGGCCGCACGTTCACCTGAACATTGACGTTAGCGGAAAGCACACCCGGGTCGGGCAGTACTTCG